CGGCGCCTTCAGCATAGGCATCTTCTAAATCTTCTTGCGTCATAGTAAATAACGATTGATAAATATAAAAGTCTTTATTTCCGCAAACGTCATTCACAGTAGGCGGATAAATTTGACATACGTCTTTAAAAGCTATTGGATATCCAAGAAAAATCTTTTCATCAATCATAACTTGTAATGACAAAAGTCATTAAATACGCAGTCATTTCTTCTGAAAGAAAGTCTAAATCAAAATCTCCGCCTTGCATCTTACCTAGACCTTCAATCTTTTTACCCCTAAGAGAATTCTGTATTTCACCCATTATAGCAAACGGGCGCAAATTGGAGTTCTTAATAATCCATTGTGTCATAGGAACAAAAACTTCAATTTTTACTAATACATTTTTAAATTCTCCATTAACGGCTAACCCTGTTCCACGTTGTATAGTTACTGTTATAATTGAATGTGCAGTTTCCTTTGGACCAATCCTAGGAACGACTTTAATTAATTTTTCAAAAACCTCTTCTTGAATTTGGTCAACCGTAAGGTCATCCCCATCAAGTGGGTCTTTGTCAGTATAGTATAAAAGTTTTAGTAAGTTTTGGTTTGCCATCAGTCTTTTAACTATATACTGTGTATTTAAACCAATATCACCACAATTTCTTATACTCATTCGTCACCTCCTTTATTAATCCAGAAGAAATCACTATCTGGGTCTGTAGCAGACTGAATAGGAGGCTCGCTTAAATCTCTAATATACTGAGGGTCAACAGACACAAACTCAACTCCAGGAGTTGATTGTATATCATAACCAGTAACTACATAAGCCTCTTTCAACTCATCTTCCCCAACCTCAATATAATCATCCTTACGGATATTCACATTGCGCGGAGTGATAAAGAAACTTAACTTTAAGTTCTCAGTATATAAAGCTTTATTTCTACTTCTAGATTTTAACTCATCTTTTAACATGTTGTCTTCTTGACCATAAAAATATGCCCAAGCAGTACATCTTCTGTCTTCCCTATTTTTCCAAGTAAGATAATGTGTCATTCGTAAAACTATATAACGATTATATCCACTCGCCACATAGTCTTCTAACCAATATATCATCCAAGGAACCCTTTCTCCGTCTTTATCTGGCAACATTAAAATAGTTCCATTCGGCATATCTAAATGTACATCTGTTAAAAGATAGTGTAAATCTTTAGTCTCATTCTGCTTATATGGAGTTAATTCACCTTCACATTCCTTATCTCCATATAAAAAATCTATATAATAAACCGATTTCTGTAATTGTAATTTAAAATTTTCTTCGCGCTGGCGCTGCATACGTGATTGAAAATCAATCCCATATCTATTTAATCTCTTTAAATAAACATCTTCATAATAACTCATTGCCTTCCCTCCCCTCTAGAGAGTAGAGACATACAATCAAAAATTGTCTTTCTAAAATAGTTATAATTCAAATATCTCAATGCTGAAAGCTTATGATATAAACTATAATAATCAATAGTCCTTTCTTCTACATCAAAGCCTTCTAATTCAATCAAAATCGCATCGAGAAAACCTTCCCAATCGCGGCCGCGCTCATATTCACAAAGTAAACCATATAACTTACTTTTCAGCTTATTATTATATGCTTCTAATACTTCAGGAATATAATCCATTCTATTCACCTGCCAATTTTCTATAATCAAATGGCTGTCTGTTTCTAGAACGATAATATACACGCTCAAGTTTTAGTGCTTTGTATTCCTCCCTGTCAAGAAGTTTTTGTAACTTATCAATTAAATTTGCTTGAGAGAAATCTCTTTCCACGTATAATGGTTTTACATTTTCCCAAGTTAAAATTTCTCTGTTAAGCCACTCACACTTCATTAAAGTCGCAAGTATTTGAATTTCCTCATTATTTAAATCATCAACAAAATCACCTGACTCATTAAATTCCAAACTTACACGAGGAAATTTAAAATTCGGCAAAGCACCCAAAAGAAGTTGACGCCAATCTGCCTCTACTTCTTCTTGTGTCCAGTTCAACCATTCATCCTCTAACATCTTTGATAAAAAAGCCTCATAAACTTTATAAACGGAAGTCATTTTACCTCTCCTGTGTAGCTTGGTCAGCCCGGTTAAGTTGAACGGCGCGCATTACATCTACATTCACATACTTTTTAATTTCTTCAGACTTATCAAAATTTAAAATCTCATGTTCAATAGCATATGCAGCAAGTTCATTAATTTGTTCAATAGGTAACTCCCTAAGTTTTTCTTTAAACTCATGAAGTGGCATTACTGTAAGATAACGCTGTCTTTGTTCATCGTTTAATGTGATAATATTAGTAGGCTCTTTTGCTCCTTCTGGCTCAAGACCAAGCGCGATTTTAACCTCCATATCATCAATACCAAGAAGTCCATTTCTGAACAAATTTTCAACTCCAGGACTATACATAGCTTCTTCTAACTGTTCAAAAGGAATTGTCATAACTGCGCCTTTCTTTTCCCAAACTCTTCTAAGTCTTAAATCTGGTACAGTCAGTACAACTCTCTGTGAAACTAAACTTGCAACCTTTACCTTCTTATCCATTTTTATTACTCCTTTTAACTCCAAAATAAACATAGGGAGGGGATGAACCCCTCCCCTATCTAATCAATTATACGTTTGGATACATTTCCTTATAAGTCTGAGGAATGTTCTCATTCTTATAAATTCCCCAATTATGGTAAGCAAGAATTGCAGTACCAATCTTTCTATAAGTATGAATTTCCATTGACTGGTCAGCATTTACGAAATCCCACATCTGAGTATTTCCTTCAAATACTACCTTAACAACTCTCTCACCACCAGTAGGAAGTACATAAGCGAGTTGTGGGTCAATCCATGTCTCTACATTGTTCTCATCAACAAATGACTGTGGAATCTGAACAATTGGAGTACCTCTAAAGAGGTTAATATATCCAGTATTGTGGATAGCGTCGATATCTTGTGGATGATATACGCCACCATAGTTACCGTTCTGTGGAACTGGAACGATAGCGTCTGCGCCCATAGCTGCAACGAATTCAGGTGGTGCAAAGATTACAGCGCCACTTCCATAGCTTCTAACTGTGGAGATGAGCTTCATCATTTCCTGTCCGTCAAAGTCATTACCAACAGTAACGTTAGCTCTGTTGTTTGCAGGTACACCCTGTTGACCTACAGCTGCGCGAAGTGCTCTCTGAACTTCTTGATATACAGCATCTGTCTGTGCCTCAGTAAGAAGCTGAACAAGGTCTGCCATATTTTCAGCGCCATCAAGCATTCTCTCAAAATCAATTGAGCAAGCTCCACCGATTGCATGGCCGCTTAATTCAAAGTAACCATGGTCAAGTCTGAAGCTTTCATATACACCAGAAAGACCTACTTGAGTAAGGAATTTCTTAGCTCTTGTTCTGCCAAGTCTTGTTCTAAAGATAGCCTTCTGACCCTGTGGTACGTTCTGAACCTCAGCAAAGATACCTACAGCATCAATAACTTTCTTAGGAACGATTTCATCAGCAGCTTCGATGATAATCTCATAAATATCATATCTGTTCTTCATGAACTGGTTAATGGAACCAGCTAACTCTCTAAGTCCGTCGCGAAGAGCCTCGTCTACGTTTTCAACAGAGAAGTTAGTTGGAGCCTGACCCTTAGCTGCATATACAGCTAATTCTTTCATTTCTTTAATAGTCATTCTTCACACCTCCCTATTATGCTTCAAGAACCTGGAACTTAAGAGCAAACTGTCCATCAGGCATTGTTGTCTTTTCTACTGCAAGAAGTACAGGACCAGCAGTTGGTTTTGTAGCTGAAACCTTAATAGCTCCATTATCACTAATTCCACCATAAACTGGAGTAGTAGCAAGTGTAGCTACTTCAGTAGCAGTAGCAAGAGCTTCCTCATCAGCAAACTCACCGTCATCCATGCAGATGCAGTTAGTTGTGAAAAGCTCACCTACAGAAAGGAAACCAAGTCTAGGAAGGAAAGTACCTCTCTCAAGCTTGAAATCCTTAAGAGCATTAGCTCTTTCATCATACATATGCTCTGTTGTATAGTTTAAAGCAATTGGCATCTTTGCGGCATTGGCAGCAGTAGGGAACTTAACAGTTCTGTTAACTCTGTCTACAGCAAGTAACATTCCGTTCTCAGCTGGAACAGAAGCGAAGTCAGTAGCGTCAAGAGCGCACTGAGCTTCAACTCTTCCATCTCTACGGAAAGAAACCTGATTAAGCTCTACTTGACCAAAACCGTCAATTACAAGTCTTTTATCAGCCATAATAAATCCTCCGTTTATTACTTCTTATATCTACTTAAAATGCCCTCGATACCAGAAGGAGTATGGTCATCCTTAGGTACATAAGCAGGGTCTTCATTATTTGTGAAAAGCGCTGGCTTATTCTGAACTAAAGTATAAGCGAGTTCCTTATCAAGTTCATCTTTAGTCATTTCATCAATCTTTGCCTTGAAAGCTTCGATATCTTCAGAATCAAGCAGTTGTGCATAATGTTCGATAACTGCTTCTTTTTCTTTCTTTAGCGTATTAGCTTTGAAAGTTTCTAAAGCTTCTTTTTCCTCAGTTAAAGATTTAATTGTTGACTGAGCAGCCTCATAGTCACTCTTTACTCCATTCAGAGATTCCTCAACATCAGCTTTTTCCTGTTGTAAAGTAGCGATTGTGGCCTCATGCTCTTCAATTTTCTGACTGTAAGTTTCTTTTTCAGTCTCAAGTTCACTCTTTTCATTTGTAAGAGTTTCAACCTGTTCATTAAGAGCAGTATAATTCTCATCAACCTTTTCATATGTATCGCCGTTTAACTGATGGAGCATTTCAAGAGCACGCTTTTCCTCATCATTTACATCAACGATGTAGCAAGCTTCCTTTCTATCAATAGCAAGGGAATCTGTTGCATCATCCTTTGTATAATATGCTCTTTCATAAGCCCTATTTTCAAAATTAAAAACAATAGCATATTCATCATAGACATCACATACAGAATAATCCATGATATAACCGTTTTCTTCATTGAATCTAGGATTTAAAAGAGTCCAAATCATGTTATACTTCTGGTTATCAGAAAGTTTAAAATTCATTTGTTCTTTTCCTCCTACATCTAATTTAGATGCTAGTTCGAATTGTTGCATTCTCTCAGCTAAAGTTTCAGCTATCAATGTATAGAAGCTCGCGCCTTCAAAGCATGGCTCGAAATCCTCACCCAATGCTTGAAGTCCTAAGAAGCATCCGTCAGTGAAAACGAAATACCTCTTTCCATCAATAAACCTCCATTCACCCTCAATAGCATCTGCATAAAGCTCCATTGATTGCGCGCTTTCGATTACATCTAAAGCCTCTTTCTGATAAATGGCGGTATAGAGTAATACGTCTGTACAAGCATATTCTCTTTCTATACCGTCCTTATCAAGATGTTTCTCCCAGGCGAAATGATTATCGACAGGTACGACACCATAAATGCGGCCTTGGTATCTTTGAGTTCCATGGTCGGTAAAATCCTCAGCCATAGAATCATAAATTCCTTTAACCGGCGCATAAGGCAGTGAAGCAACTAACTTCTCTGCGAATTCATCTGTAATGTAAGTACCATTTCGATTACCGCCTTTATAAAAAATGCGGCACCTCGCAAGGGATAAAGTTTTGTTATAGGCGGTTATATTACCATAAAGAGAAAGAGAAAAAGTAGCTAATTTCTTTTTATCCATTGGTGCTTGAACCTCCGCCATCTAATGATTTTTCGTTAGCAATTGTCTTTGCACTTTTTTGCTCTGCTGGCAATTCAGGACGTCCTGGGCTATTACCAGACTCAGTAAATGCAGTACTTAGCGGTACTAGCTTTTCTTTTAATTCAAGAACGTCATTTTCTAAATCTTTAATATTACCAAGCTCCTTCTGTGACATACCCATAGCTAAAGCTGGTAATAAGAAACTATAACCCGAATTGGCCATTTTTAAAGCAGTATCACAGTATTTCTGTTCATTATAGAAAGTAATAGGAAGAATAGTATATTTAAAAGTGATATTAGAATTGCCAAACTTATTATTTAAAATAAAAGTCATAACTTTGTCTAGCTTGCGCGCGAACATCATCATTAAAGCCATATCATTATTAATAGAGGTCTCTAATGATAAGTTAGACTCTGTTCCAAATAATTGCGGACTGGAACCAGCTTCAGAATAAATATTAAGAAGTGATTTTTCAATACTACTAGTTGAATTATCGTTTGAAGTCTTAGAAACAATAGCATCAACATCGGCATAAGTAGTTAATACAGATACATTTGGATTACCCTTCATCATCTGTACTGTACCTTTATGCATTACTTCTGCTTCATCAGGTTCAAATAACAATCCACCATCTTGTAGATGAGGTATCTTCTGAACAATTATCTTCCTTATTTCTTCTAAATCTCTTTCTTTATTAATATCTCTTGCTTGGTCATATTCAATAGCGGCAGGAATGATATTTAAAAACATAGGACGGCCATCAAGAAATGGAAGACAAATACCCATTTCTGCCGGTATAAATACCCATTTTTTAACTTTACCTAGTTTATATCTCCTGTACCAATTAGCAACACTTTTCGGATATACGGTTAAGGCGGCCTTGCGGTCTTCCTTATCAACTATCGTGTCAAAATAGCTTACATCAAATTCGATTAAGTCATTTCCCTTTACATCTTTAAAGCGTGTTTGACAATAATATACGGGTAGGTCTATTATTGAAATACTATCATTGTCTACAGCATTGATAATTCCGTAATAGCACCCATCGCGCAAAGCGCGAATAGCCATTCTTGTAAACAAGTCTGGCAAGCCAGCTTTATCGACAAAACTTATCGCATTAAAATACTTTTTCTGTATATACGATTCGGAGAGAGATTTACCAAAACTTGGATTTGGAATTAATAAACTTGTATATTTCAGCAAAGTAGCATAATGTAACAAGATACGTTGATAAAACCCGCCCTTGTCAAAATAAAAACGAGATAATCTAATTTGAGATGCCAACGAACCAGATTCAATTATTCTTTCTATTTCCTCTGGCGTATATTCTCTAGAAAAGTGTCTAGTATATATGGTAGAACTATATTTATTACCATTATAACTAGATTCACTTGTTGCTATCATATTTTGGTAGGAGCTTTTAAAGGTACTAAGAAACTCTTTATCGTTTCTATCCATTTATCCCTCCCGTAAAGAATACCAACTTACGTTCACCTGCGCGCCGTCTGTGGCTACGACTATATGATTCTTCTTCAAGCTCTTTAATTCTCCATAATCCATAAGAAAAACTTGAATATTTATCTTTTGGAAAACGAGAATTAATTCTTTCAAGAACAATGTCGAGGGTTGAGCCAGTACGCTTTAAACGCAAGTTAGCCATTTCTTCAAATAATTTAGTTGTCATCTCATGAGGCATGAGCCTCATTACACGTTGTTCTGTGGTCATTTTCTGACCTATTTTAGTAGCAAGAAGCGCACTTTTGGCTTCTTGTTCTTTTATTAAGAAACGCACCATTCCGCTTGTTAAGCGAGAATAACAGTTTCCATGAATTTTAGAGTTAAGAGATTGATTAGCCTTGATTCCATAGAGTATCTTCGGCGCATCCTTAGGTTGAATCTGTTTATACACATCATCATTTTTAAACCCATAGGCTGGCAAAAAATTTCCCATTTCGTCATAATGCGGCTTAATCATCTCATCAGCTAAACCCACACCCAAACCATTAGTATCAATTACGACTTCGCGCGGATTGAAACTAGCAATAAT